GCGCAGGACTACTACGCTGGAACGATTCAGTGCAATGTGTATGTGCCGAAATCTGCAGGCACATCGGTACTTTCAGCAATTAGTGAGGCTGTAATTGACGGGCTAACTTCTGTGAACGCCAGTGGTTACACCGACACCTACAGCGCAAAACCACGGGTTTTGGACATCGTCGGTCCCACACCTTTGGATGTGGAGGACAGATCCCATTTCATAGGCGTGATTTCGTGCCAGTTTACGGCGACCGCATAGCATAGTATTGTATGGTTAAACAACAGCATCCCATGCGAGCTGCAGAGCTTCTAAGAAATAAGTTTGGCGTCAGCCAGCTTTACAAGCACGAAGTCAAAGTCGAAGGCGAGGTTGTACTTGAGGTGTTCTGGCACCCTCTGACAATTGCAGAGCGAGAGTCAATCCAAAAGCGCACGGAATCCGACGATGCCGGCGACTTCGCACTCAACCTGATGATTCAGAAAGCTCTGGACAAAGAGGGCAAGCGCCTGTTTTCCGATGGCGATCGTGCTGGTCTTCGCCGTGACGTGGATGCCAGCGTTCTCCAAGAGATCCAGCTGGCCATGCTGACCTCTGGTACAGAGCAAAAGGTGGAGGAAGCGAAGGCAGACCTCAAAAGCTAATAGGGACTGGTTCTTCATTTACTTCCTTGCGAAGGAGCTGGGCATGACGGTTGCCCAGCTTTCTCGTGATTTAACGCAGGAAGAGATGATTGGCTGGGCTGCTTACTACGCGATCAAAGGCGAAGAAGAAGAAAAGGCGATGGATCGCGCCCGAACGGGCCGTGGGGCCAGAGTTGCTGGAGCGCGATAGACTTGGCTGAGCAGTAGCAGTACGTTCAGCCATGGCCGACTATGGCATCAATATCGGCGTAAACGTACAGTCGGGCAATCTGACCAAATTGACTCAGCAGTTAAAAGAGCTGAGAGCAATCGAGAAAGACTTAGCTCGAATCCAACAATCGGGCGTAAGTACCCAGAAAAAGGTAACTGATGCCCGTAGAGCGGCAAAGGATGAAATAAATAAAAACAAAAAAGCTGCCTTAGATGCAGCTAAATCGTTCAGCGAATTTACAGGTGTTATCAGTAAAGGCAGTTCGGCTCTCAAGGAGCAAAGCGCACAATTTAGGGCATACCGGCAAAATGTTAAATTCGGCAGAACTGAGTGGACTACATTTACACAGGCTATTGCAAAAACTGACTTTACTGCGACGCTGCAAAGTCTTAAACGTCTTAATACAGAAGCCCAAACAATTGCTAACACCTTTAAGTTGATGGGAATGGGAGGGGCAGGCCCCGCATTCGGCACTGGTGCGTCTATCCAAAATCTTTTAACGTTCAAACCTGCAAATACAACAAACGCGCTGCAGGCGTATAGCAATGTCCTGGAAAACGTTATCCGTCAGGTCGATCGCGGGTCTGCTGAATACAAAGAGCTAGCGCTGCGGATTGCAGCTGTAAATGATCAGCTTGCAAAGACCCCTGTTCCAACTGCAAATCAGTACGGAGCGCCGATTGGCCCTCAGCAAGGTCCCGGTTTCTTCCAGAAGATGAGCAAGCAATATGGAGGGGCAATCAGCAGTGGTTTGATTGGTGGTGGCTTCCCATTACTATTCGGGCAGGGTGGAGTTGCAGCGGCTGGTGGCGCCTTAGGCGGTTTCGGTGGCGGATTGCTGGGCGGAGGGTTTGGCTTTGGATTGTCAATTCTTGGTACGGCGATTGGTGACGCAATCCAGAAGAACCTCGATTTCAATAAGGCACTAAAAGATCTGAATGTAACTTTTGGGTCTGCTGGCAATGGAGCCAAGATACTTGCAAGCGACATTGATTCAATCAAAAGATCTCTAAAGGGAACAAGGGAAGAGGCGTTGGAAGCCGCTCAAGCGTTTTCCTTTTTTGGTGATACACGACTAACGACTCAATTTGCAAAAGTCTTTGGAAAGGATGCAGCTTTAGCTCAGAAAGCACTTGAAATTAGGGACCCGAAGAGCCTGCAGGATGCTGTTGAGGCTGTCGGAGATATAAACATCGAACTAGGAAAAGAACTGGCTCAAAACGTTGCGAACCTAAGTATTGAGAAGGCTCGCGCTCTTGTATTGAAGGAAATGATTCGCCTCAAGAAGGGCGAAGCCGCACCGACCGAGCGTGTTGTTACCGGTACAACTCTGACAAGGCGAGGTACAAGAAAAACATTCGGTACACAGGAGATCCTTCCGCAGGGTTTGCAGCAACAAGCCCTTAAAGATGTGCAGGACTTTTTATCCGCACTGGACCGGCTCGCCCCACCTGAAACCGCCACTACAAAAGCGGATCCAACAATTGCTCTCAGGCAGCGCCTTGAGACGGTACGTGGCCAAATAGACGCCGAAGAAGAATTGCTGGAGCTCCAAGGTCGCCAGACCGAAGTTGCCCGGATGATCTACCGGGAAAACATGGCAATTGTTAAAGCTCAGGCTGATGGCGTTGCCGAACGTAAAAAGTTAAAGGACGCCAATGATATTATCCTGAGTCAGGAAATTGAAGCAGGAAGAATAAAAGTAGCAAATCAGCGATTTGCGCGTGAGGCGAGTGAACTGGCCGAAAAGACCCTTGAAGCTACGAAGGATCTGGCCAAACCACTGCAGGATCAGCTTGATCAGATCAAGGACAAAGCTGCATTTGAACGTGAATATGGTGAACTAATTCGCTCTGGCGTTGTTCCGGCAGTTGCCCAGCAGACAATTGAAATCAACAAGCAAGTTAAGGAGCTGGAGCGGTTAGAAGAAAAACAACTAACCGAAATCGACCTGCGAATTGAAACGCTACAGCTGCTGGTGGATGCTGTCGCTGGAACGGAAGCTGAGGCGGAGATGCAAGAGCGCTTGAACAAAGCGCTTGAACGTCGCAACGAGATTGAGCGCAAAGGGGAAGAAGCGCGGAAGGCAGCTCGTGAAGCTCAAAAGACTGATAAAGATCGATTGGAGGAGGCAATCACTGCGATCCAAGAGCAGATCAATACCTTGATGGATCCTGTTCAGCAAATTATTGGTCTTGCAAGCACACTGGGCGATGCATTTGCTGAGTCATTCAAAGGGATCGTTAGCGGCAGCATGACTGCCCGTGAAGCGTTGGCGAACTTATTCCAGCGTACAGCTGATTATTTCTTGGATATGGCGGCACGCATGATTGCTGCTCAGATTAAAATGCAAATTTTGAATATCGGACTGAACTTCTTCGGTGGAGGAGGGGGTGCAGCGGCTAGTACAGCCAAGGCGGTGCCAGGGATTGTAACTCCATCTGGTGTTCAAGGACAATTTGCAGGATTTGCCGCAAATGGCGGCCCCGTCATGGGAGGCAAGTCTTACATTGTTGGCGAAAAGGGACCTGAACTGTTTACACCGAAGTCCAGCGGGATGATTACGCCCAACGACGCACTGGGAGCGATGGGCGGATCCAACATCGTGGTGAATGTCGATGCTGGCGGCAGTAACGTACAAGGTGACGGCAACCAAGCCAAAGCCCTTGGCGCTGCTATCGGCGCTGCTGTTCAAGCCGAAATTATCAAGCAGAAGAAACCCGGAGGCTTGCTCTACTGATGGCTACCTTTAACGACGCTGGCGTAGGAACGTCAACCGGCGGCACCACACCGACCTACGGCGCAGCAAAGACAAGCGCACCCGTAGTCAACACCGTTCAATTCGGCTCCGGCTACGAACAGCGCGTTGTTTTTGGCATCAATCAAAACCCAAAACTCTGGGACCTGACCTGGAACGTTTCCGAGTCAGACGCTGATGCCATTGAAGCCTTCTTTGATGCACGAGCTGGTCAGGAGAACTTTGATTGGACCCCGCCTGCTTCTGGTACGTCATACAAATGGGTGTGCCAAAGCTGGAATAAGTCGATCCCTTACTTGAACCGTGCAACAGTCACGGCACAGTTCCGCCAGGTGTTTGAGGCATGACGACGCCAACGTCTATTCAAACTGAAATCCAGAAGCTCGAACCGTCCGCGATTATCGAGCTGTTTCAGATGGAGCTGACTAAGGCAGTTAACGATGTTGACGCCACGTTCTACTACCACGCTGGAACGAACGCAGTAAATGCCGACATCGTGTTTAACGGCATTACTTACGCTGCCACACCGATTGAGGTTGAGGGCTTCGAGAAGACAGCGAGAGGTACGCTGCCACGCCCGACAATGCGGATTGCCAATGTCACTGGTGCGATCTCATCTCTGCTGCTTGCCTACAACCCGTTGAACGCAAAGGTGACGCGAATCCGCACCTGTAAAAAGTTCCTTGATGGCGAGCCCGGCGCAGACCCTACCGCCAAGTTTGAGGATGAGATTTGGTACATCGACCGAGTAAGCAAGGAGAACTTGCAGCTTGTTGAGTTTGAGCTGGCTAGCAAGCTGGATCTGACCAATTTGCAGATTCCAAAGCGTCAGGTGACGGAGTTTTGCCCGTGGGTCTATCGCGGTGCTGAGTGTGGCTGGACTGGCGGATTCTTTGACGCCAACGACGACGCGAGCACTGCTGCTAATGATGTCTGCGGCAAACGATTCTCAAGCTGTCTGGCTCGATTTGGTGCCATTGCAGACTTGCCGCACGGTGGTTTCCCTGGCTCCCGTATTCAGATCTGACGCTGAAGATCACGCCAAGCGAGAGGCTCCGAGGGAAGCCTGCGGGCTGGTCTATATCGGTAGCGACCGTGAGCAGCATTACTTGCCCTGCCGGAATCTTTGCGAAAACCCGGAGGATCACTTCATCCTTGATCCGGGCGACTATTACAAGGCGAGCTTGAAGGGCAAGATTGTCGCGGTGATCCACAGCCACCCGCAGGGTACGGAAGCAAGCGAAGCCGACCGCAAGGCATGTAAGCAAAGCAAGCTGCCCTGGTTCATCTACCAACTGCCGCAGGAGCGATGGCTAACTATCAATCCCTGATCGGGCTGCCTTGGGACTACGGCAAACAGGATTGCTACACCCTGGTGCGGCAGTATTTTGCGCTGCAAGGCGTAGAGCTACGGGATTTCGAGCGCCCAGCGGATCTGGAGTTGACGCCCAGCATCTACCTACGCGAGGCGGTGGCACTGGGTTTTAAGCGGGTGGAGTTTGAGGATCGGATGATTGGTGACGTAGCGATCATGAAGCTGGGCACAAAGGAACCAATGCACGCGGCTGTGTTTGTGGAGCCGTGGCGGATTTTGCATCAGAAGCAGGACTCAATCAGTTCCGTTGAATGGCTATCGAGCTACTATGTGAGGAAGATTGCTGCGGTATATCGCTATGCAGCGGGTTCGTCT